TCAAAACTGTTACTGTCTACCTTTAAATCAACTGCTTTTTTACTTTCTTCTGCCATTTACTTTGCTATACTCCTTAAACTTTCCATCACCGAGTCAATCGATGGTTCTTTCCCATTAGGGTTGAGCTTACATTTATATTTTCTAGGGCATCCGAGTGATATATCTGTGAATTCCATTTCAAATGTTTTTTGTGCACCTATGTAAATACAAGCCATTTTATCTTTAAATACTTTTTGCTTCATAAGCCTGCAAGTTGTCATGATAGGCAGTATAATTTTTCCTTGTTGTATCTTTTGCTGCCTTGTGTAGTCTTTTGGAGTATATTTATAGACATCAGCTCGTGTTTCTTTGATCCAAACGGATGCAACTAATACAGTAAAACCACCTATGATCGCTACAACAATCAACCATGTGATAGCTTCACCAATCTGTCTTCTCATTTGTTGTTGTTTGTAGATTGTCTCTTGACGTTGTTTTCTTATCTGACCTTCCATAGCCAAGAGTTCATCATAAGCTCCAGGTCCATGAGTCATATTCAAAAAAACCTTAAGTTCGTACCTTTGTTCCTCAAGTTTCTTTTTTCCAGCGTATGCAGCCATTGCCGCCTCTTCGATAGAACCAGCTTTAAACAATTTACCAAACAAGGGAGGATTTTTTGCTTGTTTTTCTGCGTTATCAACATCCGATACGGCTCCCATCCAACGTCCAATGTCTCCAGACATCTGTTCAATGTCTCTTCCCATTGCGAATCCAGCCTTGATCGCACTAAATGCTTTTGACGCTACACCTACGGCAACTGATATAGTGACTGGATCCATTGTTATTTACCTTTTAACGAGGCCTGTGTATTAATTCTGTAAATATTTACATCATTACGGTCTTCTGCAATTTCTTCTTGAGTTTTTGTCCTTTGTTGTGCCAATTCATACGATTGNTGTAGTTTAGCTGCNTCAATTTGGAAACCCATCATGTCATTTATAGACTTTCTCTGCAATTCAGCGGTGTCGTTCTCTAATTCTTTCTCTCTGATGGCTACAAGTGGGTCTGGTTTCTGTGCAGGCTCAATCATAGGCATGATTTCCTTTAATATCTCACCAATTTGTTGCGAAACCGCGGCTTCTACTGCCTCTGGTGCAATTTGTGGAACTTGTTCGCCTCTTTGTTGTGCTTCTTGCATCATTGTTTGAAAGAATTTAGTTACTTGATCTCTTGCTAACATACTTACATGCTCTTGCACATGAGATTGTAGTAATAAAAACCCTTGTGGGTTAGCTTGTGACACCATGTTCGATAAAAATATAGCGTGAACCATCAAATGTGCTTCGTGATCTTGTTGTGGAAACGCTTGTAAAGGTGTTCCTTTCATAGAATTAGCATTTTCTGTAGCGGGATCTACGGGAGCTGGTGGTTTTGGTGGTGGTAAAATAGTATCTATGTTCTTTACATCAAGTGCATCGTACATTCTTCGGTATGCTTCATACTGATTGTGTATTTGTGGTGCGGCTTGAGCTAGTTGCAACTGTGTTTGTGCTAATGTCAATCGTTGTGACATGGAAAATATGTTAGGGTCACTTACTGGAAGTATATCTACACGCCCATCGAAGTCTTGTTGCATGATCTGTGGGTTAACATTACCAACGGAATAAGGATAAGGCATTGGATTTTGTGAGAAAATCTCGGCTAACATACGAAATTCTTGTTTTTGAGCGTAATGTAAACGCTTATGTATACTTGAGATTATTTTTGATCCCTGCTCAATCAATGCAACTGTTGTACCTACAGGTGCTTGAGAGTTAACATCTGATACTTTTGCATCTGCAACTTGTGCAAAACGCCTACCAGAATCAACAACAACACCTAAAAGCTGTGCTAGTGTCCCAGACGGCTCTTTATAGGGGAGAGGTATTATAGAGTTTTTCAAATCACCGCCTGGAACATCAATGTCTCTAAATTCACCAGGGTTTAAAGGTTCGTCATCATTTCTGATTCGAACACCTCTTGCTTTAAAACCAGCCGGTAAGTTTGATAATGTGCCCGCATCTATTAATTGTCTTAAAATAGAAGTCGCAGCACGAGATAAGCCTCCGATTGTGTGCAATAAACCGAAGCCGTAAAAACCAAATCCTGGTAAAAATTTGAAATGAACAAAATATTGCCTCTTTCTCTTTAATGGATCTTGTTCTCTAAAGTTTCTAACCACCGATAACACTTGACTTGAGTTTTGATCAATGGTGACAATATAAGGTAACATAATACCCGAAGGCTCCCCTTGATTATCCATATCTTCAAAACCCTCCAAGTCCAAATCAACATGAACTTCGAGCAATGTGTAAGAGTCGTCTGAATAGTTTGGATGTAATCCTTGAAGCTCGTCTGTCTTTTCTTGAATAGCTCCTTCATCTTCTCCAGCATCAGTTGAAGATAACTCAACATCTTTATACACTCCAGCAACTTGTAATTTACGAATATCATTGTAGCTCATTCGCACCATGTGTGTTACTCGCTCTGATGTTCTTATATCAGAAGCAGAGTACGGAACTATCATGTCTTCTGCGGGTACAAACTTAGATACCGCTCTTTGTCTTGTAGGATCAAAATAAACTTTTTTAAAAGTAGAACCAGTAAGAGGCAAATAGAATAACATCTGATCCGTATCTTGATCATACTCTTCCATGACTTCAGTTATCTGATAGTTCATAAAGTCTTTTACTCTTTGTGCTTGATCTTCTGTTTCTTTTGTTGGTACACCCAAAACTTGTGCTTTTACAGGTCCACCACTTGGCAACATCTCTTTATAGGCTTGTGATTGAAACTGTGTTGTCGCTTCAGATAGCAATGGATGTGTTACACCACTCGCTCCCATAAACGGATCACTTCTGTCTTCGTAATTAATGCCGAGAAGTCCTAATCCTTTAGCAATCGCTTCTTCCCAATCTTGTCTGGATTCTAAATCTTCTTTGACTTTAGCTTGTAGCTCGGATGCAATGGATGCTAACTCACCCTCATCTAAAACTTCTGCAAGATTAGCGTCATGATTATAAGGCTCTGCCATGACTTCTGTTTCTTCACCAGTGTCTAGTTCGATACCCTCTGGTAATTCATCCACATCATCTTGTATTTCTAAAGAAAGTTGTTCCTCTATAGTCATAGGTGCTCCACCCGCTCCCATAGACTTTTCAATCATATTTGCTACTTCTATTGGATTTTCTGCCATTAACTTGCCTTTCTTCTAAGGTCTATATAACCACCTTTTGCTCTAAAAGTAAACTTACCTTCTGCTAGTCTTCTTCCGATAGAACCTTCTGATAGATCAATAACTCCTTGAACTGGTCTATTTAAGGAAGCTACTGGACCTGGGTCAGTGGTAGCTCTCTTCATTTCAAAGATTCTGTCTCTATCAACACCTGCACCAGCTGCTTCAAATCTTTCTAATATATCTTGTATAACAGAACCATATGTACCCATTCCAAAAGTATTAGGATCTCGTACACGGGAATCTTCTAACGCTCTTGGTAAATATAAATCTTTTCTATGAGGTAAAACAATTCCTTCTATTTTCCTACCACCGTATAGTTGCTCAAATCTAGGGTCTGTTACTTTATGTATTAAAGAATGTAAAAGTCCTCTTGCTGTTTGTGTCTCGTTTGCATTGTGTGGTGCTCTAATATATTTTTTATCTCGTTGAGTCACATGCTCACGAAGTCTTTTCATTGCGGCTTTTAATTCTTCTGGACTGTAATTATACTTATCGGCATTATCTTCAATGTGTTGTGCTAAAAGATTAAATCTTCTGTCAATCTCTCCGTCTTGATCACTAGCCACTTCATTTTCACTTTTCTGTTTCATAGCTTCCATTCTTTGATACACAAGTGAATCTTGCTCTTTTCCAAGTGCCTCTGCTCTTTCTTTATCGCCTTGCATAAATCCTCTATACGCTTGTGATGTAAGAAGTTGAAAAAAATTACCTAGTCTCGGATCTGGTTCAAACATTACTCCTTCGGTATTGTGATGACGGTTTTCATAACCTATTGGTTGTAGTTTCTTTTCCATGATAAAAAAATCTTTAGCTTGTTTATCTGTGGCTCCCATAAATCTCTGTAATGGATTCATTGATGCTTCAATGACTTGTCGTCTAGTTGTTCCTTCTCTTCTAAAACTACGACCTTGAGGATCAATATGAGCTCTATCAAGAATTGAGTTCATCAACAATTTCTTCTTAAGTTTGTCAGGGTTATTAAGACCAAGTTTCTTTGAGTATTTTTCAACCATCGCTCTACCTTCTTCAGTAGATCTTTCAAAGTCAATTAGACTCATGTATTTCTTATAATTCCCATCTTCTGGAACAAAACCAATCTTGTCCGATACGTCATCGATTGCTTTTGATAAAGCCTTCTCTGCATCTCTTATAGCGTTTGTTGGTAAAGCATCCTTTATCCTTTGTGTGACATTTTCATAATCAACTTGACCTGGGTTACCTACTACAAAGCCAAGTGAGTCTGATACTATTGAAAGATCATCGGGTAATCTATAGTTGTTATTTAAACTACTTTCCATAATGTGAGCTAAATCAATTTGTTCTATTGCGTCTTTATGTTTTCTAGCCATTGCAGAAGCAACTTTATGTTTGATGACATCTAATGCTTTTTCATTCACTGCTTCATAAGTAGCATCAGAGACTGCAAGATTAAGTGCTTTCTCCATAGCATCTCTTGCAAATTCTTCGTCTCCTTCTCTTACCTTACCATAAAAACCTTGGCTCTCGGGTCTTGGCGAATCTTCTCTGAAAACATTTTCTCTGAAACTTTCATAACCATCAAAATAACTGTAATCTGCTTTACCCTCTGTCATCTCTGCCAATAAATTAGACGCATCTTCTCGAATACGATCCACCGGATCTGCTTCGTATTCTCTAAAAGTACTACCTGGTCTTGTCTGTTTCTGATCCTCTTCACTTCTTCCCATGTCATAGGTTAAAGAATATTTAGTATAATCACGGTCTGTGCTTAAGTCTCCAGTAAAACCCGGTTGGTCAGATTGTCGCAGATTTATTTGATCAGCTTCTAATTGTTGTTGAGAAGGACGAATGTCATTAATGCTGGTTTCATCAATTCCTACCGCTCTTCTTCTTTGAGGGTACACTTCATTGTTGTTGCCAGATTGAGTTGAAGCAAAAGGCATATGTTTCAAAAGTAAACTAAAAGCATCCTTGCCGCTTTCATATTGTTCTATGTTTCTGTTGGCTCTTGAATTTAAATGACTTCCAAATCTTTGTGGGTTACTAAGTCTATGTCCAAGTTCAAAAGCTCGTCTGTCATTCACACTACCTGCCATAAATTTATTTGGGAGCACTAATCCATCATAAGAATACCCTAAAGGAGAAAAACTGTTATCATTTGGTGCATCACCATATCTTTGATACTTGTCTCGAAATCTAGCTGAACTAGGAGTGATGGTCTGTCTGTATGCGTTATCGTTTATTCCATCTCGGAAACCCGCCATCTCATTAAACAGTCTTATTATTTCTCTTCCAAAAGTATCTTTTGCTATAGCAGGTGCTTCTTTTAGTCTCATCAAATCTCTGTAATCTTGACCTCGATTTGGAGATGCAACATTTTGAACCATCTCATTTGGAAACTGTAATCTTCCTTCTGAAACGACTCTAAACGGATCTGACTCGGATGCTAAAATACCATCAAATCCATTTTGAAGAGACTCATCATCAATATCAGCGTTATCAAAACGCTCTTTAAGCAGATCATAAAAATCCTCAAAGTCTCTGGTTGAAAACAAAGTTCTTTCTACAATCTCGTCAAGTCCATTTAACTTCTCATTTTTTCTTTGTCTAAAGCTAATTTTTTTAGGTACTGTTGATCCTTGTTGTAGTCTTTGAATCTCTGCTTCTGCTGCTCGTCTTCCTTCCATCGTGTTTGGAGAATTAAATATTATATTATCTTGTTCTGCTGCACTTAAGCCAGAGCCAGGAGCCGTAAGATTTGTTCTTCTTCTTAAATTAAAAAACTTCTTCATACGAGGAATAGCTTCTTTCCTAAATTTAAGTAGATCTTCTAATCCTATTTCTGCAAATTTTTCTAGCTCTTGTGGTGCTCTTTCAGTTAACGTAAAATTATCTATAGTAAATTGATTTTTATTAATTCTGTCACTAACCTCATTTAAACTTTTAACCGCTGCATCAAATTTTATTTTTCTTTCTTTAAGATCTGCATCAAATTGAGAAGGTGCATCAGTTTCTGGCATGTTCTGATCCATCTCATCAAGAACATTTATTTTGTTTTTCTCACTTGGTGTAAAAAGTTTGTGTGTATCGATATTATGATCTCTTGTTCTGCCAAGGTTTTTAACTTTTCTTTTGTCCGTGAATCCCGTGCCTGCTAGTAAAGCAGCTTTTCTTGTGAGATATGGATCGTTTCCTGCGAGAGCTGTATCAATAGAACCTGATAATAAATCTGGCACACCACCTAATTTCAAAGCTAAATCGTATTCTGGCTTCGAGAAGTCAAGAAGGTTTT